AGAGCGAAAGAAATTAAAGCAAGCACAGACGAAAGGTAGATAAAATGAAGGTTTTAAATTTTCAGGAGCGAAATGAGTTTCTTGATGAAGTAGTCAAGGCATGTACTATTGACGGTGATTATCAGCCCGCACTGCTTGATGTGGTGTTTCGGCTGACCGTTTTAAAGTATTTTGCGGATTATGATTATCGTAGTGAGCCGCAGAGTGAGTGGCCGCGTATTGCTTACGAGTCTTTTAACTTCAAGATTAACAAGGCTGGTTGTGATACTTCTGCATTCTGGGACCAGTACGATTCTCTGGAGAAGGCTGTCCACGAGCAGATTGACCGTTCTCATAAGGAATGGCTTGTTCTTGGTCTCTGTGGTAAGCTCAACGAGATTATTGAGAAGCCTGACCCTATTTCTGATTTCGTTGACTTTATGGAGAACTATTTGAATGATGTGAAAGGTAACTTGAAAGACTTTGATGTTGAAAAGTTTTCTGAAGTAACTTCTGCCCTGCTGGACAATAAGCAGGAAATCTCTGCTGTGCTGGCAAAAGATAAAAAGGAATAAACACTTTTAGAGGTGGGTTGGAGGGAATTTTAATATGGCTACAAGAAGTAAACCTATCGTTCTTTATGACGAAAAGAAGAAGGAACTTATCAATCCTGATTCATTAGAATTATTTACGATTTTTAAGAAAGCCAAAGTTAATGCTGGTAAGAGCGACAGTACTATTTACAATTATGAGTCTGATCTCATGCAGTGGATGATTTGGATTCTTGATAATCAAAATAATATCAGTATTAGGGATATTACAGAGGACGATATTGAAGAATTTATTTATTTCTGTAAAAAGAACGGAAACAATACGGCTCGCATTAAGCGGAGGCTGAGTTCTATATCATCCATGTATAAGACACTTCGTATGAAAAAAATCATAAAAGAAAATCCTGTTGATTTTATTGAACGTCCAAATAAAGAAATCAAGGTAGTGCGTCAAACTTATTTGACACAAAAACAAGTTGACATTATGAAAAAAAAGTTAAACGAGTATGTAGAGTCTACAACCACAATTAAGGCAAAAAACAATGCAATGACCGTTAGGCTCTATGCTTTATTCTCGTTGTCTACTATGGCTCGCGTAAACGCTGTCAGAAATATTGTGTGGCGGAATATTGATTTCGATGCTTGTATTGTAAGTGATGTTTTAGAAAAAGAGGGAAAAATTGTAGATCTTTCTTTTAATGAAAACGTAAGAGATCTATTGAAAGAGCTTAAAAAGTATCGAAAAGAAAATGGCATCGAAGATGGTGGTTATGTGTTTGTTGGTACAAAAATCAATGGCGCATGGATGCCGATTACTTCAAGTACTGCCGGTGAGTGGTGCAAGAAAATTGGCGAGATGATTGATGAGCCCACACTACATCCACACGATTTTCGACATAGTGGTGCGACCATTTTAAAAAATATGGGAATGAGCCTTGAGGAAGTTTCAACTCTACTTAATCATTCTGGAACAGACGTCACAAATAAATACTATATCAAGAAAGACATGACAAAGATTTACGCCGCCAAAAACAAGTACGGAATATGAGGTGGAGTGAATGGGAAGTCTTGCTTCTTCGTATACAAACTTTGATGATTTACTGGCCGGTGTTGCGAATGGAATTGAAGAAGCGGTGCGAGGCGTTGCTCCGCAAATCGAAACTCGTTTGCAAGTGAGTGCAGAACAGAATGTGCATCCGAAAAATGGTCGAAAAGATGGAATTACCAGTGCAAAAAATATTGTTAGTAGCGTTACTCGTGAAGGTAACGTGGTAACGATGGTCGTGAAAGACATTGCTAAACCACAGGGACCCAAATGGGGTACTTTTGACGAGGCACAAAACAATGCACTTGAAGGAACGATGTTTGCAAACTGGATTGAGCACGGTTTATGGATGGATATTGTTGCTTGGGCAAGCATGGGATATCCGAAAGATGGTGATAAACCGAAACGCCCTGCACGTCCGTTTTTTGCTCCTGCGCAAGTCGAGGCGGCAATGATTGTTAAGACAGCGTTACATAATTTGTAAAAATATTTTGAGAGGAGGGTCAGCTTTAATGAGCTGGCCGCTTCTCTTTTTTATTTTGAAAGGAAAAGGTATTGAAAATGGAAAAGAGAGGTGGTCAACATGGTTCCTAATGCAAAATCTGGTGCTAGTGGAGCAACCGATACTTCTTCCGTGACCGCAATTAAAGTTCAAGTCGTTCTTGACACTACGACTGAACAGTTAAAGAAACAGTTTTCTGGAATCAAGACTGATATTGAGAAAGATCCGATTGGATTAACTTTCGGTGTTGATAAGAAAACGTCCAAGGACGCTATCATTAAAGGACTTCAGGAAATTCTTGGCAAAGGCACTAATATTACGATTGGTGCCGGTGTTGACCCTAACGCTGGGAGTCAAGTTAAGAAGCAGATTCAGAATGTTGCAAACGCTGGTCAGCAGGCGGCAAATAAGAGCAAGGTAAAAATCAAAGTTCAAACTGATGTTGATGATAGAACTAAAAACAAGCTTGATGCTTATTATAAGCGTCTGAAAGAACGTTACGACCTTGAAGCAAAAATTGCAAGTTCTACAGTAAATGGAGTAATAAATCCTGAGCTTGACGGTGCTGGAAAGCGTTTAAAGGCAGTTCGTGCGGAATTAAAGCAACTAAAGTCAGAGCTACAAGGAAAGATTCCGACAGATAAATATTCTAAGGCATACGAGATATGGCATTCTGGACAGGCCAGGATTGCAGCTGTTGGGCAAAGTGCTAGTGGTACACTTAATAGGCGCGAAGCTACAAAAAATGCAACTCTTACAAAGCGAGAGGTTCAGGAAAAGCTTAATGAGTTTTATACTCAACAGAAAAAAGCAGGTGCCCTTGAACAAGCATCACTGACTCTCGGCAATAAAACCGCAAATAGTAAAGAGTTAGAAGCTGTTAAAACACAGCTTGAAAAGGCACAGGAATCCGCAAAAAATCTTAGAACTGAACTTTCAAATTTGCTTCCTGATGAAGAAATTGATAAGCTCACAAAATTCGACAACGAATTCGATGACAATCTAATTCGAATTAAAGGTCGAATTGCCGACCAAAATGCAGCTAAAACGAAATCCGAATCGGATGCTCAGTTAAATGCTGCGAAAAAGGCAAAGATTTCTGAATACAACTCGGAGTTATCAAATTTTAAGAAGCTGACATTAGATTCGGCTCGTCTTGAAGGTAAGGGTAATTCAGAAAATGAACTTTCGTTTGTTAATCAGCAAATGGAAGATTCATTAAACAATCTAAACAAATTGCAAACAGACCTTGGTGATGTTCTTTCAAAAAATGAACTTGATGAAATCATTCGCCAATATGAAAAGTTCGAGAGCGACTTAGCGGACGAAGTAACCCGTATTGAAGCTCATTATGAAGATTTAAAGAATGCGCGAGAGAGTACCAAGGCCACCGCTGAGGAAAAACGTCAGGCGAAACAGACGGATGATTATACCAATGACTTAGCTACTGCCAGAAACAAGTATAAAAATATGTCTGGTGTGCCAAGTGATGTGAGCGATTCTCTTGATAATGTAGATGCTCAAATAAAGAAACTGGATACTCTCAAAGTTGGCACACAGGATTATACAGAGCAGTTAAAGGTTATTGGTACTGCTTGGGCTGACGCCACTCGTCGGATGGATGCTTTTGATGAGGTTCAAAAGAAGACTGAGAGTCATGTAAAGAGCATGACGGAACAAGCTCTGAAATGGCAGAAATCAATTAGTGGTGACACCGAAAAGGCAGACAATCTTCGTGCTTCAATTCAAAAGGTTCTTAGCATTGAGAAGTCTTTAAATACAGACCATAGCTCCAACAAATACGCAAAAGGTGTTTCTGCAATGGATGACGCTTTTATTGATGCGAAAGCATCAATGTCTGCGTATAAAAGTGAATATAAAAATCTTGAGTCTCAGGCGACTTCTACGCTTGCAAAAATTCGCAAGGCTGAAATACAGCTGTCTGAAGTAAACAATACGACTTTTGATAATCTTCTTAAAGGTCAGCCAGGATATATTGGCGACCAAGATGGAAGTTTCGAAGGACGAATTCGTAAGCTTAATGGAATGAATAGCCAGTCGGAAGAATATCGGACTACGCTCAAAGGTATTCAGGACGATTGGCAAAAAATCAGCCTTCGGATTCAACAGGCATTAAAATCAGAAGAGGATTTGCAGAAAGAAGCCGAACAGAAGCACGGTCAAGTCCGTTCAAAGCAAGCTGCCTATAACACTATTCAAAATAGATTAAGTAGTACGGAATTCACAAGAAAAAATAGTGTTGCTTTAGGGCAATTTAACACCGGCGTGTTGGATGATGGCAAAACTGGGCAACAAGTATTGGCAGAGCTAGATGCTGCTATGAAACAGTTGGATGAAAATAAAGGTCCAACAGAGTTTAAAGCAACACTTAGTCAAGTTGACGATTTACTTGTTCAGGTGAGAAAACATATTGACGATGCTTTGGGGCAAAGCCGTCAGACAAAGACAGCAAATACTGATACAGATAAGATAGAAAATCTTATGCGTACTCTATATCAGTATAAAGAAACACTTCATGGATTTGAAGGTTCAAAGTTTGAAGCAGAATACAATGAGCTTTTTGATGCGATTAAAAATGGTAGTTATTCTTTTGAAGAAGCTCAAATGAAAGTCAGCAAATTCCAAAATGCTTGCCACCAAGCTGGTCTCGAAACTGAAACGCTTGGTCAAAAACTGTCTCGTTTGTTTAAGGAGCACTTCCAGACCGCCATCGCTATGGCTGGCGTTGCAATGGTCAAACAAGGTCTGCGAGAGGTTTATGATAACGTTCTTGAGCTTGATACGGCTGTAACTGAACTCAAAAAGGTCAGTAAAATGACTGGCGACGAGATGAATGAATATCTCGATAGAACTGCAACAAATGCTCGTGAGCTTGGTGCGAATATTTCTGACCTTGTAAGTAGTACTGCTGACTGGAAACGACTCGGATATACGGATAAAGACTCTGAAGAGCTTGCTCGTGTGTCTGCGCTTATGGCTAACGTTGGAGATCAGATTGATAACGCAACAACTGCCTCCTCTTACCTGATTTCTGCAATGCAAGGTTTTGGGTTGGTTGCTGATGATGCAGAGCGTCTTCTGGACTGCATGAACCAAATCGCTAATACCGAACCAGTCAGTATGAACGACCTTGGAATTATCATGCAGAAAAGTTCCGCTGCGATGTCTGCCGCCGGAAATACATATCAGGAGACGCTTAGTTTGGCGGCTGCTGTAAATGGTGTACTTCAGGACGCCGATATGAGTGGCACTTACCTAAAAACTTTGAGTATGTACCTTCGTGCTTCAAAAACAGATGCGGAAAATGCCGGTATCGCAACAGATGGAATGGCAAATTCTGTATCAGAGCTTCGATCTGAGTTGAAGCAACTTGCTGGTGTTGATATTATGAAGGATGATAATACCTTCAAATCAACCTATCAGATTATGAAGGAACTTTCTGAGGTTTGGAAAGATCTGTCTGACACAACACAGGCAAATATTACTGAGTTGATCTCTGGAAAGAGAGGAGGTCAGAGTACATCTGCCCTGCTGAATAATTTTAGCGTTGCTGAAGATGCTATGAAGCAGGCGCTTAATTCTAGCGGCAGCGCAATGCGTGAGAACCAGACGTACATGGATTCATTGCAGGCAAAGCTTAATCAGCTTGATTCTGCATTCCAGAAGTTTAGTACGGACTTGATGAAGTCTGATATCCCGAAGTTCTTTGTAAGCCTTGCTACTGTTTTTGTTGACGGTGCAGACAGCGCTGTAAAATTTGCTGGCGCATTACCTACTCTGACAGCCGCCATCTCTGGTGTGTTGTCTGTAATGCAGATGAGCGGAAAGCTCAAAAATGGTGCGGGTAAAGTTAATATGCCCTCTTATATTTGTTGCGTATAAAATATAGGATGCGGCACCATGTAAAAATAAAATAGCCCCTAGAGTGCTGGGAAACCCTAAGAGCCATATCGCCTATTGTTATATTTATATAATGTAGGAATCGAAAGATAGAAACAAGGATATGGATGCTATATGCTGAGATAAAAGCTCGGTTTTATCGTATTGTCAAAATATGGTAATAATTGAGTGCTAAGTAGCGTTTACAATGGGCGGTCAGCAGCCGATCCACTCCCCTATTATATAATGTAGGAGGGTGGAAGGTTCATCGACTAAAAAGGGTCAGTGAGCAACCACTGGAAGGATAGTCAGTTCTGGATGAAAGTTCAGAAGTCCACCTCAGACGTAACCAGACGACTTAAAGAAGTAGGTGGAAACGAGGAGACGCGCTATTCTCTGGCGCGATATAAATAGGAGAAAACAAAATATTCGTTGACTATATACGATATTCTGGCTATAATAAAAGTACAATCGCGTATCCAAAATATACGGAGGTGTTTTATTATGGCTAGACCTAAAGGAAGTAAGAACAAAGTAAAGGTTCTTGACGGTATCGATTATGCGGCACAGATTGCTGAAAAGAATACTGCCGCAGAATCTATTGCTCAGGAGATTGCAACTATTGGTGATGATATTGCTACACTGAACGCCCAGCGTAAAGCAAAAGAAGCAGAATTGAAAAAACTCAACAAAGAGATCACCAAGCTCGAAAAGAAAAAGGCTGATGCCGACAAAAAGATTGCGGCAGAGCTGAATCGCAAAAAGGCAGAAGATATTGTTGCCAATGCGCTTGCAAATGGTGTGACTGCTGAAGAAATTGCTGAACTTCTGAAATAACAACGGCGCAGCTATCATAACGAACAAGCTCGACTTCTCTACTGCTGGGAGGCCGGGCGTTTTAATTTGCGTTGCTTTTTACGACAGTCTGTGATACACTCTTATAAAAGGAGTGTTGAATCATGGAAAATAATAAAAAGCATGTGCCGAATATGGAAATTTCTAATTTTGGCGGTCGTTCTATCACGGACTACACGTATCATGGCGGCAAGGACGAAACCACAGAGAATCAGCTGAATGCTTATTTCAGAGATTATAGTGATAATAGATTGAAAAGCAAAGATGGAGGCGCTGATGACGGAAATAGTAAAACTAATCAACAGCATTGATACGCTGTTTAATGTATTTGTTCCAGGCGCAATCTGTGTCTGGTTTTATATGAAGCTGTCTTTAAAGAAAATTGAATATCAGGGATATCTTATTTTAAGTATCGCAGTTGGTTTTGTATTAAAGTATACGGTTGATTACTTAGATAGAATCCTTCCTTTTGTTGTAGTTGATTTTCCTATCGTACTGGCGTACGTTCTTTTAGGGCTGCTTGCCGCTGCCGCATTTTACAAAGTCAAGAACTCTGTTTGGGCTCGAAAAATAATGGTCAACATTCTTGGAGTTGAGCCGAGTGACAATATTTGGACTAGGCATATCGATTCTCATGGTAATTTGATGATGCTAAACATGGATGATGGGTCTCATATTTTAGGAAAACTAGAAACAGCAGATGATGAGTATATTACATTAACATATCATTGCTCTGCAAAATCAAAGTCTGGTAAGGATATGGATGATGCCGCAAAGAATGCAAATACCGGTTCTGTCCTCTGTATCCCAATGAGTCGTGTTAAGAGTTTTGAGTTTTTGTATTGCGATAGAAATTCCGCAATGGCAAAATACGTTTTTCGCTAAATCTAAATACGACCAACTACCCTGCTACTTTGTGTGGCAGGGCTTTTCTTTTGTCACCACTCATATCCACAATTTCGGCAATGGAAAGTTTTCTTTACTTTCCCACTGGCGAAGCCCCAGAATGCCACGTCCAAAACTTTGGAGGCTGTGCCGATCTTTTCTATGTCTGGCGAGCCGCATGTGGGGCAGCGAGGGGTGTACTTTGGATGCTCTTTTTCTTCCAGTTCTGCTCTATATTGGGCGTCGAAAGCGTTGGCATCCTTTTGAAGCTTTTTGAGAGTGTCTGGATTTATTTCAGAAATACTTCTTCTCGGCTTAGTTTTATTTTTCCATTCTTCTTTTTGTTTTTTTGTCATTTCATCCCATTCTATAAGCAGAATGTTATCTCGAATACAAAAAGCGCATAATAAGTCCCATCTTGAATAGTATTTATCGCAAAATGGACAATACCGTACATATTTTTCCACAGATTTCACATCTCTTTTGTATCGGAGGGGTTTGAATGAACGATTTTAACATTGTTTCCGTAAGAGTACGGAAGATGCCTCCGTTTACTCAGGAAGAACGGAAACGAATTTTTTCACAATGGAAGGCTATACTTAAATCTCAGGATCTGGAATCACAGAAGGGTCAATCTCAAACTCAAGTCTAATCCGTTCCATTGCTGGATTGTATTTAGTATGTAGTTCTCCATACCCTATAACATCTTGTCCGATAAGAAGTTCATATTCAAAATCTTCCGGGTCCATAACACAAAACAATGTATCGGGGAGAATTATGTCATCGCCATAGCCAATTTTTAATGTGCAGACGGTAACGTCAGCCATTTTAGAGTCTGTGATTGACTTAACTTCTTGCTGGGTTGGCATGATGGGTAAGCCAAGTTTGTTGGCAATTTCTCTTGCGATGCAGCATACGGAGCTTCCAGTATCCCAATAAGCTGTTAATCCACGAACTTCCTTTCCGTTGAATTCTATACTAGCAGGAGAATGAAGACAAAAATCTTTCTGAGGAACACCGTTTGTTGTTCTTTGAAGCATTTTTATTCTCCTTTAAAACTCATATCCGCACGCTTTACACTTAAACTGCTTGTGTGCCTTTCTCGACCATACGCCCCAAACCGCTATGTCCACAGTCTTGTCAAAACCGGAGATTTTTTCCAAATCAGGACAGTGGCATACTGGGCAAGTGGGCTTATACTGAGCGAGGCGAGCTTCCTCTTCAAGTTGAGCGCGGGCTTGTTTGTTTTCCTTTTCTGCGGATTCAAGATTAACACCCCACATTTTTTTAGGAGGGTTGTGTCTAGGATTTCTATTTAACCAATCTTCTCTTTCTTTGTTGGTCATTTTATTCCATGCACTGATTGATATCAGTTGACTTGAGCAAAACGGGCAAAAGCCATAATTTAAATCGGCATATTTGTTACACCAATGACAGTATCCTATCTTTTTCATAACTCTCTCCTCATAAAAGTAGATTGGTATTAACTTTCTTTTCTACTAATGGAACAGATACGACATCTAGCATTTGGGACACAATAATCAAGAAATTTTTACGTTTAGTTGCAGTTTACAACCAGTGTAAAGAAGCGGCAAACGGAGCAAGACCTTCTCTTAGTAATCTTACCACAGCTTTAATCCAAAGTAAAGTTCAAGCAGAGGGAGCCGAGGGTGCAACAAACAAGTTGTCACTCAGTATGTTGTTGCTTCGGGCACGAGCTATTTTACTTAATGCCGCATTAAGCGCTGGCATTGGTTTTGCACTGTCGTGGATAACAAAGAAATTTGTTGAATATTCTCAGCGTATTGACACTGCGGCCACGAAATCCAAGGAAGCCGCCGATGCTGCGCAGAGCACCACTTCCTCTTTAAAGGATTTGGTCAGTGCTTATGAAGAACTTGGCGACAAGTCTGGTTGGGATACAGAGGACTTTGATCAAGCAAAAGACATTCAGGCAGAGATTCTTGATCTTGCGAAAGAACAAAGAACGCTTGATGAAAATAAACTTGGTAAACTTGACCTTCAAAATGGCAAGTATGAAGAGCAGCTTGGATTACTTCAGGATATTACAGCGGAGCAGTTAGAGGCATCTCGTTATGAGTTGACACAGAACAAAGATGCTCAAGGCGATAAGCTTGTTGATACAGCCAAGAAGAATAATCGGACGCATTATCTTACTGTTTGGTCGGCTCCTGAAATGGATATGGGAGACCAGATTAAAAATGCTGGCATTGATGTCTTTAACAAGTTCGGTGGTTATGGACCTGACAAGTTAAATGATGCGGATTCAATTGTTGATTATTACAACGAAGTTGGCAAAGCATTAAAATATATCATTGATAACACAACTGAGGCTGAACGAGCTGCTGGTGGAACGTATCATAGTCTGTATCAATTCTTGCTTGATGAGCAAACCGCTCTCCGTGATGATGTAGATTCTTACAATGATTCTACGGACGCAATCAACAATAATACGAATGCTCGTAGAAAACTTCAAGCAGTTGATTTTTGGAGTGATGGCAAGAGTAATGGCATGGATGTTAGCTTTACTTTTGATAAAGTAAATTCTGCCGTTCAAACACTGGAAGATACAATTGATGGGTTTGATGCTAGTAAGTTGAATGAACTCTTGTTGGGTACAAACGAAGGATTATCCGACGAGCAAGCGCAAGCTCTCGCAAATCTTCGTAAAGCTCTGACTGACATGGACTTCTCTGCTGACACAAACGGTGTGAATGCGTTTATCCAAGCACTTGTTCAAGTTGGTATTGTAGCTCAGTCTTCTGCAAATGGTGTTGACGCATTGGCTGCTGGCGCACAGAAGATGGAAGATATTTCTTCCAAAATGGATGAAATCCAGTCTGCGTATAAAGCTTCTACCAGTGCAATGGAAGAGTACAATCAGTATGGCTACATGAGTCTTGATTCTCTTCAGTCTTTACTGACGATGAACACCGAATATCTGAATTGCCTTGAGCTTGTTAATGGTAAGCTCCAGATAAATAAACAGAGTTATGCCGAGTTACTTGCTGCTGAATACGCAGAAGCTGCCGCCACAATTCTTTCTAACGCACAACATGAGGTCGCAAACCTTACTGCAGATGACACGGCTGAAAGCACTGATGATTTAAAAGAGAAAACAGAGGCTGAAAAGACTGCTCTGGAAAATCTTCTTCCTGCTTTGAAAAATGCTACTGCGGCTACTGCGACATACAGTGCAGCTCAGGAGTTTGCAAACGAAGTAGAGAAGGCCGGCGAACGCGGCGTAGATCCTGCAAAACTAGAGGAAATCACGACTCGCACAAATACTCAGCTTTCTTTGCTGTACACCAATATGAATGCCGCTTTAAAGGGTGGGCGAGCATTAACAAATCAGTTGAATGGGTTCCCGACAAATAAGGCCAGCAAGAACAACAAGTCTACTGCGAAGTCTGTGACTGATATTGCTTCTGCTTTTGATACCTTAACAAAGGCCATGAAAGAATATAACCAATATGGTTATATCTGTGCTGATACAATGAAGTCACTGATTGGTGTCGATGACAAGTTTACTGCTTGTTTGACGGAGCAAAACGGAAAACTTGAACTTAATACAGCCAAATTCCGCACATTTATTAAGGCACAACTCAAGGAAGCAAATGCGGCTAATGATGGTGGCAAGTCTGCTGGCGAGATGAAGAAGATTCTCGACTGGTTGAATTCTAGTGTTGATTCTGAAACCATCTCTTTTGAGCAGTTGACTGACGCTATCAAGGGCTACGGCACTGCGATGGACAAGGCTAAGGAAAAGACGGATGCTATAAAATCCGCATTTTCTGGGTTATATGATGTTCAGCAGAAAATCAAGAACAGTCAATTCGGTGTTGGTGACCTTGATGCAACAGAAAGTAAGATAGAGTCAATCTTGCAGCTGAGCAAGTTCTTTGGTGATAACAAGGATTTGATGGATAATCTCGTTGACAAAAACGGAAACATCAATCTTAACACCGAGGCATTTAAGAAAGCAACTCTTGATGAATTGGATAAGCGCATAAAAGCCGCAAACGAAACCGGCGGGGCAGCGGCTACTGCACTTGCAAACTCGTTAAGTTCTGATAAGGCAAATATTGAAAGCGGCAAAATTTCTGTTAGTGATTATCTTGTTGGTCTTGGAACTGACCTTGAGCGTGTAAATACCGAGTTGGACAAATACCAAACTAATTGGAGCACGCTAAAAGATGCGATGGACGAGTGGAATACTACCGGCCAGCTGACACAGGATACTATGCAGAAGCTGCAGGAACTTCCTGAAGAATTCTCTAATCTACTTACTTATGATGAGGACGGAAACGCTAAAATTGACGTAAAGGCACTTCGCCAAAGTTACGTTGATAAACTGAGTGCGTTTGCAAAAGAGTTTGAAGGTAGTCCGATTGGTATTCAAGTTCAGGCAATGATTGATGATGTGCGTGAACCAACCCATGAAGAATATGTGAAGCTTGCAAAGAAGACTGCAACGTATCAGAAAGTCTTAGCACAATATACAAAGAAAATGTCTGCCATTGATTCTAACAAGGATCTATCAGAAGACGAAGCTCTCAAGCAAAAAGCCGAGGTTCAAAAGGAACTTGATGACGCTTTGGAAAAGGCTCTTCTCGAAGTTCAAGAGACCGACGCACAGGTTACAACAAAACTGAAAAAGCACTGGGATGGCGTCGAAAAGGTAATCGAGGAATTTAAGTCCGCTCTATCCGATGCAAAAGCTGTTCTGTCCTCTTTTCTTTCCCTTCTCTCCACTTTAAATGACAAATCTAACAACGACCTCAAGATTTGGGGCGATGCTATGGGTAAAGTCATCGACAAGCGGATTGAAGCCCTGAATAAGCAGAAGGAAGCTCTGGAAGAAAACAACGAAGCTACCGAACGTGCTATTGAGCTTTCCAAGGCACAAGATGCTCTCGCCCGCGCCCAGCAACAGCGCACGACCCGTGTGTACACTGAGAACGGTTACGAGTGGCAGGCAAACGCCGAAGATGTGCGTACTGCACGCGAAGATCTTGCTGACAAGCAGCGCGAGTGGAATAACAAGGACGCTGAAAAGGCTATTGACGACCAGATCAAAAAGTACAATGAGTTCAAAGACAAGTTGTCTGAGGTCATGGATGATATCGGCAAGAGCTGGAAGGATTACCAGAAGGAACTTGAGTACACTGCGCAAATCCAGAAGATGAGTCTATCTCAGATGGAAGGCTCGCTGGACGGTTATCATGACAAGATCATTGCAAGTCTGAATACCGGCAGCGCGATCACTGGCATCCAGAATCTGATTACGAATCTTGAATCACTTATCAATACGCTAACAAAACTAAATAATCTGTATTCCATGTTTAAGACTGGTGAGTACAAAGATCTCGGCACAAAAGGTCTGTGGAATACGATAAAAGGATTCTTAAATAATGGTGGCGAAAAGGCTGCAAGTTCTGGCACATCTTATGTTAATGCAGCCAAGCAGGCAGTCAACGCTGTCAAAACCACGCTCGTTGATACTGCAACAGAAACGGGAACCGCATTAAAGAACATATTAACAACCGCGAATAACAATATTACAAAACAGGTTGTAAGTTCTGGCAATGGAATTATCAATGCGTTTACAAATATTTGGAACACGATCAAAGGTGGCGCTCAAAGCCTATTCGGCGGTTCCGGCGAAGGCGGCGGCATTGTTTCCACAGTTGTAAACGGATTTAAGGCTGTCGGTAATGCTGTTAGTAAGAGCAAGATTGGTTCCACTCTTATTAAAGGCGCAGGAAAACTAGTCACTGGTGCTGGCGGACTTATCAAAGGCGCTGTTAGTGCTATAGGTACTGCTGGCGCTTCTGCAATCCCTGTTGTTGGTGGTCTTGCTGCAGCGGCTGGTCTTGGTATTTATAGCGGTGTAAAGGGTGTAAAGCATCAAAAAGAAATCTGGTCTAACAAAGAAGATGGTTTTGGCAAGAAGGCAATAAAGTCTGTTGCATCGTTCTTCTGGGACATCAGTCCGATTGGTGGAATCGTAAATCTATGTAAAGACATTTTCGGTAAGAGTAAAGAAACTGCCGAGAATACAAAAGACACTGCGAATAGTAGTTCTGAAACTGCCGAAAACACACAAAAGAGCGCAACAAATCTCACAATTAACGCTACACAGATCGTATCTAAAGAAGAGAATAAAGCAACTGACGAAACAGACAAAAAGAATGACGCAACCGCCAATGAAGATAAAACAGTCAAAACGGCTGCTACAACTCTTACTGGTGCTGGTCTGGGCGCAGCTGCGGGTATGGCAATAGGTGGACCTGTAGGAGCATTGATTGGTACTCTTTTGGGAGGTTTTGCTGGTTTCTTTTTGGGTGGTCATGCGAATGGTCTTAAATCTTCTAAAACGAATCATTTTGCAAACGTTGACGAAAGAGGTTCAGAACTTATTGTTCGTAAGCCAGCTTCTGGACGTTATACATATCTTGAGACTGGCGATGGTGTTGTTCCTGCTGATATTACCTCTCGCCTGTTTGAGATGGGCGGCAATCCAGACAAGTGGTTCAGCGATCAATTGGCAAAACATAGTTCTGCTTCTATGGTGCAAAGCCGCGACGCTGGTGGTATTTCCCTGTCTATTGGTGATGTGAATGTGAACAATCCTGTTGGAGATAGCGATGCACTGGCTCGCGAGTTGGTAAACCGTCTACCGAACAAGGTTGTACAGGAACTGAATAGACGTTAAGTAATGCAATAAGCAAAAATAAATACGAAGTATACTTGGCTCAGGGTGGGTTGGGTAGGTTGAGATCGAGTATACATTTATAAAGGAGGGACGAGATGTCACAAAATAGCCAAGATGCAATCGACGTGTTGAGCAAAGTCATCGTAGACACGATTGAAAAGAAGCTCAACGATGCAAAGTTTGACAAATCGCAGACTGGCGTGGTAACTGCGGTGAGTGGGAATACATACACAATATCCGTGTTTGGAAGCCAGTATAACATTACCTCTGACCAGATTTACACGGTTGGACAGAGTGTGGTTGTGACTGCATTGCAGGGTGATATGAAGAGACTGGTATGTTCCCCCGATAATATTGGTACAATGAAAACAGTGGACAGCAAAGTCAACGTGGTTGGCAGTCAGCTATCCATTATTGATACAGATTTTGCTGACACTATTGTCAAATACACGGATGTCAGTGAATTTTTAACGCTAAAAGATCAGGCAGACGGACAACTCAGCTTATGGTTCTACAGTGGTGTACCATCTACTGATACGGCTCCGACAGTAAATTGGGTAACGGAGGATGCAAAGAGAGTGCACATTGGCGACCTTTATTATGACATGAAGGCTGATGATGCGTATAGGTGGACGGACACTTTTATATGGGAGGCTCTTAGTGACAAGAATTTATTGAAAGTTTTGAGAGCTGCGAGCCTTGAAAACGATACAGCAAATGGATCAAGACGTGTTTTTTTCACAACGCCTTCAACCCCATATAGCCGTGGTGATATCTGGGCAAGTAGTTCTGGTGATAATAAAGTTCTTGTATGTCAGACAGCGCGTCCTACAACTGAAAGCTTTAGTCGGACTGACTGGGCTGTGGCGCTAAAATACACGGATGATACAAAAGCAAACGAGGCACTGGATGCCGCTGGCAAAATAGATGGTGACCTTGTAAGTTTTAAAATGGAATATAATTCTGATTTGGAGAGTACAAAGCAGCAGATTGAAGCCCGCGTAACCACTAAAAAATACAACGAGGACATGAGCGGGCTAAATACAAGAATTTCGCTGACAGAATCTAAAATTTCAAAAAACGAGAATGCCATCGTACTGTGTGCCACAAAAACTGAAGCTCAAAAGTATGCGGATACTGCAGAACTGAACGCAAATAAAAAGCTCGAAGAGCACATCAAAACAGCAACTGAAAGCATTGATTCAAAGGTGGCTAAGACAGATTATACTGGAAAAAACATTGCTACTTTGATAAACCAGAGTACAAATACTGTAAAAATCAAGGCGACAAAGCTTAACTTGACTGGTGCTATATCTGTTGACAAAAATGGTAAAGTAGCGCTTGATTCCACCTCTGTAAACAACAGCCTTACGCAAGTTTCTGGGGATAAAATCACCACTGATACTATTACTGTGGACAAGTTGAAGGCTGGACAGATTTTCCAGCTACTATGGAAGAACGATTCAAAAGATGCATACTCTGCTGTTGGCGAAGAAAATAAGTTAACTTTTGAAGCAGACAGCGATTATTCAGAGTATATTTTTATCTTCCGTGGCTACAAAGAGAGAGAAGTTGTTGAGATTGATCCAGAGAGTGCCGCAACAAAACGGGTGCTCGAATATTTGAGCAAAGTTTCTGTTATTGTGTCGAAACCAGTCGCAGGTGAATGGAGTGGTGCAGAATATCACTGCGTCACTATGAATACGCCGAAGTTGTGTATGATTTATGATTTGAGCGCTGGCGACAATTCTACTCCAAGTGTATCATACAATTCTGACACAAATATAAAAAGCGCTTTCCGTCCGTTCTATGTAAAAGCATATGAAAAGAATAATAAATATTGCACTGAAATTACATTCTTTGACGCACAAAGCTCTGGTGAGACGGCCATTACAACAAATAACGATTTGATTATTCCATGTGAGATATATGGCGTAAAATAAGGAGGTGTTAAATTGGCGAAACCGATAATTTCAAAATTTTCTGTGATAGACGCTACACGGGAAAATATCGTGCGGTACACATGTTACGATGACACGATCAATGAAGTGGAGTATATTATCTATGACAACGCCTCCGGCAATATTATTGTTGACCAGACAGTGAAAACCAGTGGTTCATCTTCTGTGCGTATGTTTATGCTGCCAGCGAACCTTGTACATAACAGACTACTCCCCTACTATCTTAAAATTGCAGTAACAAATCAGAGCGGCAAGAAAAGCGATTTTAGCGATGCCGTTCTTTTTTATTGCCATGAAAAACCGGTGTTAAAGTTTGTTGATGTGGAAGCACGCGCTGAAAAGACAATTCCCTTCCCTGCTTTTTCTTTTAATGTCGAGTATAAAAACATCGAAGAAGAGGGCGAGACACTGAATCTTTATAAATATCAGCTTTATGATTCAGACAAGACTTTACTACATGAGGAGATATATCACGGCTCTATTTCACATGCGTTCAATGTAGAAAGCCTTGATAATAATAAGGTGTACTATGTGCGAGCGGTTGGAGAAACTGTAAATGGATATGTTCTGGACACGGATTTTTGCGTATTCAAAATTGAGTATGACGGACAACTGCAGAAACTTGAAATTGTGGCAGAGAATGAAAAAAGAGAAGGTAGAATCAAGCTCACTGTTACAAAAAGCGCAGACGAGCCTAATAATTTTGATTCTATTCGCGTAAAGCGTAGAGAGGTTGGCAAGTACGACTGGATTACGATTTATGAAAAGAAGATCACAAGTTCCGTTGAGCCTATTTTGATTGTATGCTATGACAAATTCGCACGTGGCAGGAAAACGAAATATCAGTATATGGCAGTTCCTGTTGTTGATGAAATTGAACAAGTGTACACATCTACAAGTGCCGTAAGCGATTTTGACGGAGCATGGCTAATGGATAAAGACATATCATATTATGTTGGTCTTGAGCCAGCTGTCACGAATATTACGCGCAATCAAGAAGCGTCTGTGGAGACGACATTGGGAAGCAAGTACCCCATCGTATTCTATGGTAGTGAGGCAAATTATTATAGCGGCAACTTCTCTGGTGTTATTATCAAGTGGGATCGTGCCAATGATGCGTTTGATTTTGATGGGTCTATTGACTATCGGGAGACTTTTATCAATTGGCTAACGAACAAAAAGCCAAAAGTATTGAAGATGTACGATGGCCGCGCATGGCTGATGAACGTAAATGGAAACGTTTCTTACTCAGATGATGAACACCCGGATAAGGTGGAAATCTCGTTTGATTTTGTAGAAACTGGCGATTTGAATAGCAGCGATGACATGAAGAACGCTGGTTTGATTTAAGGAGGTGGGCCATGACTTACTTACCCACAGAAGAAGATCTGGCCTTACTGAAAAGCCGGTCAAAAAGATTATACTGTCGTATTGAACTGCTGAATAAGGACTACCAGATTATTGATACGATCGAAGGACTTGCGTTAAGTGGTTCTAACTCGATTGACGCAGACTCAGATACACGGCGCACTTTTAATCTTGATATCTTCCCGAAGAGTGGATTCTCTATTTCTCAGTTCTCCACAGAGGAGTGGACGAGCAAGATGCTGCGCTTACAGATTGGTATGAAAGCTCCAACAAGTATGCCGCTTGTTGGGGCGGACGCGGTAAGAATACCAGAAGAAGAGATCGATGCAAAAATCAAAAATAGTGCGATATACAAAGAAAAGGACGCAGAGTTAAGGCAAGCAAAGTGGAGATATAAGGTTGGCGGTTATGAACAGTATGGCAATATCGAAAATATAAACCGTAAGCGTATTATTTGGACAGATGAAAATAAAGAGAAATATGCATCTTTTGTGAAAGAGCAAGGAGATGTTGGAACATATTCGACCGTTGTTGCATCTTCAGATGGTTATACAACAAATGGCAAGACGTATGAGATTGCATACACTCCACTACTGATAGGCGGAGGAGATGTTGTTATTCCGCTGCTGAATGCAGATATCAGGTCTTATATTGAAGTGATTTTCAATGCAGCTTGTGATGCAGTTCAAAGAGATGGTTCAACTTTACAAAGTAAAATACTTGAACTTGATAGTTTTGGTGTTGACTGTATGATTTATGGGAAAACAGTACGTGTAAAAAATATGATTGCTGCTGTAGAGGGTGGTATCGCAGCAGGAAGGATATTATCTGCAGCCGATGTTGCAGCGATTGCTGGCTGTACCAAAGAAGAACTTGATAAATATTTCCATGACACAAGTGTATTTGTTGGCTATTCAATGCACGATATTCAAGGAACGATATGGGAATTGAAAGATGGTTTAACTCAGATATATAACTTCTATCACGCTTTATACTCTGGTGAGGCTGAAATACGAACTGGCACGAACTTTGTGGATACAGATGGTGTACACTGGTATGGCGCTGGCGTATATGCAATACAGCAAAATGGATACAGTTATGATGCTACAACGAACAAACTAAGCCTTTCTTGTCTTGATATGACCTGTTTGCTTGACGGCACGCTTGGTGGAACACTGACCGGATACGCAACGCGCATTCCGATGTATGACCGCAAGCTCGTGGTTAAGGATGGGGTCAACTACTACGAAGATGACAAAAAGAAGCCGCACTATGTTCGTGATTCCATTAAGGAGACATTTGAACTTTCAGGGCTGACAAAGAGTATGGTTGACTATTGGGTACGGCGAATTCCGCACGACCTAGAATATAATACTGGCACGACAATCTGGAACATTTTGACGGAGTTGAGAGACCTCTATTTCCCTTTCGAGATGTATTTTGACGACGATACTTTTGTGTGTAAAGAAATTCCGTCTGGCTACGACGACCCCGTTGTTCTGGACGAGGATACATTTAAGAGTATGGTTATCAGCGAAGATGCCAGCGTCGATTACGGTCAGATCCATAACTGTGTAGAGGTATGGGGTGCATCAAACTCCAGCGACTATTTCTGTAAGGATAAACTTGAAAAAAATGACCCAGACGGTACTGGCGAGGTCGTGTATTGTAAAAAAGGAACAAAAGAATGGAATGATGTTGTTACGCTGCTTAAAGATAATAAATTGAATATGAGCTACAACATGAACCCAAATGATACCGGCGCGTCTATTTTATTGTTAAAATTAAAACAAGCAAGTATTCAGGACGGTACAAGATTTTCGTTTATTTGCCCAGAAGATATTGCGATAAATGCAAGAATCTGTGTTGAGAACCTTGTTACGACAATCAAAACGAATCCGACTGGGGCAGGACAGTATCGGGAAACAACGCGCGCAGTGTATGGACCTATGATGTTGTTTAAGGCTGTTACCAACGAAAAAGGAGAGGACGAACCAGAAGATACCTCTCTACTAAGGAAAGGCCGTTATTACGTCATAAAATATGGCGAGCATTGGCTAAATCAGGCAACTGATGGTGCATTTACATATAAGTTCAACGCACTTACAGGCAAATACGAAAAAGAACAGCGTGATCCACAGGTGCGCTATTACCCGAAACAAATCTATAATCCATCCACGAAAAATTATGACACCGTGTATGTGAAGTATAATCCAGCAACGAATACAGAGATCCAGATATCAGACCCTGCTCTTCTTATTGAGAGCCGGGTCTATTTTATTGGTCAGTCTCAGTCTCATGCTATGACGAAGTTTGTGGATGCAATGCCGACCGCAAAACAAATTGAGGCAGACAAGATTGCGGAGGCATGTGACAACCTTGAGTACGTTGTCGTAAATGACCCAAACCGCATTGATGACTTGTACAATAGTCGGTTGACGATTGATAAAATCGGGCGAAGAAACCTTGTGTGCTCGGGTAGTGAGTTTGACGGATATACCTCGGATGAATCAGCCATGACGGTATGCAAATACACGCTATGGAAAAATTGTCGGCTGACGGATTCCATCACATTGAGTATGCACATGATTCCGTGGCTTGACGTAAATGAAAAGGTAAAATATGCAGCGAAGTACCTGAAGTCTGATATTGCAGTTGAGTGGATTATTAAAAAGATAGATAAAAACATTGGAGAAGGCACAATGAATGTTACATTGAGCCGCTATTACCCGTATTATCCCTATATCACTTATGAGAATGTCCTCAAAGAAAAATATATCGATAATAAGAAAGATACTTAATGAGAGGAGTGAGTAGATGGCATTATCATTTGAAGAATCCAAACGTATGGTCGCTGCAAGCCCCGCAATGACGATGGAGGCTTCCATAGAAGATGCTCGTCCAGTGGTTGATTGTGATGAGGATGTGGCAATCTTCTCTGTGGAAGACCAGAATTTCACCAGAAGTGGCAACTATACGTGGTTTGATACCTTCTCGGACAATGATTTTTCTACGGTTGATACCAATAAAGAAATCACACTGAGTCCGACTCAGGTAAATATCACACAGGAAAACAACAGTCAGGTCATTCCGTTTGAGATGCCGCGTTATTATGATGGTGTTGACCTGATGAGCATGACGATTCAGATCCACTATGTTAACGCTAATAATGCTGAGAACTATACCGCACCCATCAACGTGAGCTATAGTACTGATAAGATCCGGTTTTACTGGATGGTCAGCAACTATGCCACCATCAAAGAGGGTGTACTGAAGTTTGAAATTATGGCGACTGGTGCAATTACTGTACCGAGCAGCGGTGAATCGAAGAATTATCTATGGCGCACAAAGCCGAACGAAAAACTGAATGTTTTGAAATCGCTTACCGGCACCGCAATGACCGATCCGACTGGCGATGACTGGTATACTCAGTTCTTAGCTACGATGAGCCAGAAGGTTGGTGAGGCACAGACTGCTGCAACTCAGGCTGCACAGAGCGCACAAGAAGCACAGGCTGTCGTAGACGGTCTGGCCGACACACTGGCAAGCTACTACACTAAAGAAGAGGTTGATGGTTTTGTTACTCTGCTTCGGGGTGATATCGCCAAGGTTGATGGTCTAGCAAAGTTTGATGTGCAGTATGATGCTGAAACACAGACGATTAAGTTCCTGAATGGCGAAAAGATTATTAAAACCATCACACTGAACACTGACCCGAGTGCTGATTGGGTGACAGCTTTTAATAAAACTGTTGAAGCAAAAATCGATGAAAAGATTGCGCCCGTTAAGACTGAACTGACCGAGTATAAGACCAGTACTGATGCTGCCGTAAAGAATCTGCAGGATAGCGTTGGTAACTTGCCTGAGACCTTGCAAAGTGATTATTACAACAAACAGGCAACCGATAAGCTGTTAGAAGCAAAGGCTGAAAAGACCAGCGTTGAGACCGTGGCAAATGATTTGACTGTGGTAAAAAATACTGCTTCCGGTTTGCAGAATAGTATCGACACTATCAATGGCGATATTTCTGAAATTCAGGAGCAGTTGAAAAATGTGAAGCCTGACCCGAATTCTGGGCGTGAGTATGATATTACTTACGAGGATTCAAAGCTGAGCCTGTTGGAAAATGGTACTGTGAAAACGCAGGTCGTCATCCAAGGTGGTGGCGGTGGCACTGGCGGCAGTACAAGTGTTATCAAGATCGAGCGTCTGGATGGCTCTGCGCTAACTGTGATTGCTGGTGACTCAGCTATTATCAATTTCAAGTTCTCTTCTGTGGACAATTCTGGCGATGACACTGGTTCCGCTACTGGCGTCTGGTATGTCGGCAATACAAAAGTTGGCACGCAGACCGTTATCCAGGGAAAGAACAGCTTTGACGCAACCCAGTATCTGCACAGCGGTGACAATACTGTTAAGCTACAGGTGACCGATAGCGTGGGCAGTGTTGGTACAAAGACTTGGACTGTCAATGTTGTTGAGTTCTATCTGGAGAGTTCTTTTGATGATACGCTGGTTTATAGTGGAGAGGTAACCTTCCGCTACACTCCGTATGGCAATATTGCAAAAACTATCAACTTTACGATTGATGGAAAGATTCTTGGCTCTACCACAAGCAGCGTTACAGGCAGACAGTTGACTTATGCTATTCCTGCACAGACCCACGGCGCACATTTGGTAGAAGTTTCCATGACTGCTGAAATCAATGGAAAACAGGTCACCAGTAATAAGGTTGTCAAAGATATCATGTGGGCAGCTGAAGGCAATACAACTCCTATTATCAGCTGTGCCACAAAGACGGCAAGTGCAAAGCAGTACAGCAACGTTGCAATCAACTATACCGTTTATGACCCTTCTAGCTCTACAACCACTGTAACGTTGGAGGTTGACGGCGCTAAGACTGCCACTCTGACTGTCGGACGTACTATGCAGACATGGACATGGAAATCCGCTGATATTGGTACTCATGTCCTGAAGATCGTATGTGGCTCCGTAAGCAAGGAGATTAGTGTCGAGATTAAAGAGCTTGGTATTACGATTGAGCCCGTTAAGACAAATCTGGCTTTTGATTTTAACCCTGCTGGCAAGACTAACGCTGACGAGACCCGCTTGTGGTCTGATGGCAATACAAGGCTGACTGTAAGCGATAATTTTGACTGGTCTAACGGTGGCTATCAGCTGGACGAAGATGGTGATACCTACTTCTGTGTGAAGGCTGGTACAACTGCAAATATCAGTTATAAGTTGTTTGGTGATGATGCAAAGAAGTTGGGTAAGAACTTTAAGCTTGTGTTTAAGACTACGAATGTCAAGAACTACGATGCTACGGCACTGACCTGTTTGAACGGTGGTATCGGTTTGAATATTCAGGCGCAGAAGGTCACACTGACCAGTGAGCAGAATAGCATCGATCTACCGACTTGTGAAGATGACTTCATGGAGTTTGAATTCAACATTCTGCCAGACAGCCAGTATAAGGAAATGGTTCTGTGGCTGGATGGTATTCCCTGTCGTGTTGAACTGTATGACGCAAGCGACAACTTTACACAGGCTTCTCCGGTAGGCATTACGATTGGTTCTCCTGATTGTGACGTGCTAGTTTACCGCATGAAGTCCTACATGATGAACCTGACGGACGACGAGATCCTCGACAACTTTATTGCAGACGCAAAGAATGCAGAAGAAATGATTGAGCGCTACACCCGCAATGATATTACGGATGTGAGCGGCGAACTGAATCCTGACCTACTGGCTGAGAAGTGCCCAGACCTGCGCATTATCAAGATCTCTGCTCCGACCTTTACGACTGGCAAAAAGAACGAAGTTCCGAACACGACTATTCAGCACATTTATAAGAATGGTCGCGCTGTGGAAGACAACTGGATTGCCACTGGTTCACACAAGGGACAGGGCACTAGCTCTAATGCATACGGTGAATCTGGTCGTAATATTGATATCAACTGCTCTGGTGGTTTCATCTTTGGTGATGAGAGCACCGGCAGCAAGTATGCATTTACAGAAAACAGCGTTGGTGAGAAGTATTTTAACATCAAAGTCAATGTTGCTTCTTCTGAGAATGCAAATAATGCTCTACTGGCAGACGAGTTTAACGAGTTCAACCCGTACATTCGTCAAGCTCGCAAGGACAACCCGAAGGTACGCGACACCATGGCATTCTATCCCTGTGTCGTTTTTATTCAGGAGACCGACACCACAAACGCAACTGTCTTCAAGGATGGTCAGTGGCATTTCTATGCTTGCGGCGATTTTGGCAACTCAAAGAAGAATAGTGACACAATGGGTATGGACCCGAACAATCACAAGGAAGTTATTATTGAGATTGATAATAACACCGATGCACAGACTCGCTTCCTGAGTGGCGACTTCTCTGAGGAAACTTGGGATGGCGACCATAGCTTTGAGTTCCGTTACATCAATAAGAATTGTACCGAGGAAGAGATTCAGGCAGCTAAAGATGCATGGATTCGCGTGCAAAACTGGGTTGTGAATGCAGATGATGCCGAATTCAAGAAGAACTTTGAGAATTACTTTATCAAGGATTCTGCCCTGTTCCACTATCTATTTACTGAGCGTCATACTATGGTCGATAACCGTGCAAAGAACGTATTCCCGCACACGACTGACCTTGTGCACTGGGATTTCTGTTTTGACTACGATAACGACACTGCAATGGGCAACGATAACGAGGGTGGTCTGACCCTGAGTTACGGCTATGAGGATATGGACACCATTGGCACAAAGAGCGTGTTTAATGCACATGACTCGAAACTGTGGTGTAAGATTCGTGACCTATTTGCAGATGATCTCGCAAAGATGTTCCTGAACCGTGAGAGTGCTTTGGCATGGAGTGCTACTCGTATTTTGAAAAAGTTCGAGGATTATCAAGATGTAAAGCCTGAAAAGTTGTGGATTATGGATATGCGGCGCAAATATTTCCGTACTTATGAGGATAATGGCACAACCAGCTATCTGCCAATGATGCACGGTAACAAACGCCACCAAAGACGCCAGTTCCAGCGATATCAGGAAAAATACATGGCATCTAAGTATACGGGTGCTACTTGTACCTCTGACGATATGACCATTCGTGGTTATACTCCGACCAACTGGACAGGCGTGAAACCCGATGGTACTTTCCATATTGTCCCCTATGCCGACACTTATGTCTCTGTGCGGTATGGTTCTAACCCTGTAAAGGTGCGTGGTAAGCGCGGTCAAACTTACGAGATTCAGTGCCCGATTGCAGCCATGAATGATACTGAAGTTTATGTTTACAACGCTTCTATCATCCAGAGCATTGGCGATATTTCTGGTTTCTACCCCGGCTATGTTGATTTCAGCCACGGTGTAAAGTTGACTGACCTGAAGATTGGTTCTGCCGCCGATGGTTACAAGAATACAAACATGACTGATTTTGCGGTTGGTAACAACACACTGCTTGAGCATTTGAACCTGCAGAATGTGCCGAACCTGAAGAAGTCCATCAGTCTGACCGGCTGTACGAATCTGGAAGAGTTCTATGCTGGCGGCTCTGGTATTACTGGTGTCGCGTTTGCTAAGGGCGGCAAGATTCGAAAAGCCGAATTGCCTGCGATCGCAAGTTTGAGTGCTAAGAACCTGAATTATCTGACCGACCTGAAGGTTACAGATTATAAGAATATCACCACACTGACTGTCGAGAAGTGCCCGACAATTGACCTGACTGATATGCTGGCTAAGTGCACAAACCTGAACCGTGTGCGTTTGACTGGCGTTGATTGGCAGTTGGATGATACTTCCCTGCTGGATCGTCTGTTGAAGATGACTGGCTTGGATGAAAACGGATATAATACCGACCATTCTGTTATTGAGGGTAGTGTTCATGTGCCCATCATGCGCGAGCGTCAGCTGGAGGAATTTACAGCACAATGGCCTGATTTGAACATTACTTACAACACGCTTGTTCAGCAGTTTGTCTGGACGTTCGTGAACAAGGATGGCACGGTGTTGGATGTCCAGTACATTGATAAGGGCGATAAAGCTGTTGACCCTGTTACCCGCAAGGAGAATCCAATTCCGACACCTACTGCTAAAAGCACAATTTCTACAGATTTTACTTTCAGTGGCTGGGACACCGAGTTTACGACTGTTTTCAGCAATCAGACTGTTACCGCAACTTATACCGAATCTGTGCGCAAATACACTGTCCGCTATATGAATCGTGGTGCTGTGTTGAAGGAAACTGTTGCTCCGTATGGTTCTATGGTGCTGTATGACGGCGATACTCCGACTTATACCTCTGAGGAAACTGCTTTTAAGTATTACTTGTTCAGTGGCTGGGATAAGGGCGGTTACGTCACCGGCGATAAGGATATCAATGCTGTTTATGATAGCTGCGAGTATTCTTCTACTTATTTTGATGGTAAGGAGATTGGTCAGCTTCGTCCTGTTGAAATCTATGCGATGAACAAGGTTGGAGTTGAGCAGAATGTTGCCACGCCAAAGGATGAAGTTTCCATCAAGCTTGGCAACGATTTCTCTTATGAGGACATCACTGAAAAGGTTCTTATTAGTAAGCCGCAGGTGTTTGATGGCAAGAACTACATTGATACCGACCTCAAGCTGTTTGAAGAGGACAGAGATTTTGTGCTGGCTGTTGACTACAAGATGGATGTCACAAATACAAATAACACTGTTTTGATGCAGTGCTTTGAGCAGAACGGCATGAATGGTATCCGTCTGTGGAACTCAACTGGCGTCAAGATGACTTGGGGTATTGACTCTGCAAATGGTGTCGCTGCCGGTTCTCGCGATATGACTGTTATCCGGCACATTAAGGGTGATAACGGTCTGTATGTCTATTCCTCTAATATCTATGGCTCTGCACTGAATTACACAAAGATTACTCGTACCCGTTCCACAAAGACGAATGCCACTCTGGTATTTGGATGTGCAAAAGCAGACGATGGTGCTTACGAGCGCCATGCTAAAGGTACGGTTTATTGGTCTAAGCTTTGGTACGCAGACCTTGGTGATGCTGCTTGTCGCGAATTGGCCGCATGGACACACGATGATTTGATCGTTGAGGTGGCAAGCTTTAAGAACTACTACCTGAGCGATAATTCCAACAAGCGTTGTTCCATGACATTCTTGCAGAAGGATACGCTGGGTCAGGACATGGTACTGAGTTCTTCTTCTAACAATGCTGGCGGCTGGGGTAACACTTCTCTGCGTGAGTATCTTGACTCTCGTCTAGTTGATGCTTTGCCGATTGGTTGGAAACAGCTTATCAAAAAGGTCAAAGTACCGAGTTCTGCCGGAAATAAGAGTAAGGAAATTGTAACTTCGGATTGTTATTTCTTCATTCCATCTGCGATTGAAGTAAGCTCTTCGATGATTGACGAGCCTTACGTTTACGAAGGTCAAACAATCAGCTACATGACTGGCAATGAATCCCGCATCAAGCACAATGCAGAAGGTAGAGCAACAAAGTATTGGTTGCGCAGCCCGTTTGCGACCTATGATGGATACTTCTATGCAATTGAGGAGACCGGTGAGCTGTATGGTTTCCATTATCCTTCTGAGCAGCTAGGAGTAACCGTGATGTTCAGCATTTAAGGAGGTGTTAAGAGTGTATTATAAGGTACTTAAAGACGGTCGAGTGATCGATGCTCTTGACCGCCTTCAGTTTGTAAAGTATCAGCCCAAGCACGATATCATGGTGAATTGCACCGAAGATGACGCACAGGGTATTATCAGCAGCAACGGCAAGTATATCTGGCACGTTGAAGGTTATTACCTGATTCCATCCCCGGAATATGACACTGTAACGCTTGAGCCGATTGACAAATACGAATATGACCAAATCAAGGCCTTGGGAGGTACAACTCCTGATGCCATTATTGATGCTTATACGTTGACGTTAATTCAAGGAGGTCTACTGTGATGGAGAAGATTTTCACTGAGTTCGTCGAGAGTATGCACCGACTCTATAAGAATGGAATGGTACAGGACAAATTTGTGGAGAACTTGCTTGAGGGCAAGAAGATCTCATTGGATGATTACCTGTACATCGTGAACGGAAAGGAGGTGTGATATGTATACCTTTTTAATTAACGAGGATAACACTATCACAGCGAGTCTGACTGAGCGTATCATGCAGCGAAGCAAGCTGGTGGATAATTTGCACTTTCTTGCCGATCAGACATACAAGGGCGTAGATATTAGTGATTATACCGTTATGCTGGAGTACGTTTTGCCTGTGAGCAAACGCTATAAAACTGAAATTCTACAAAAATCAAAAGACCTATACAAGAACCGGTTGGAGTATCTTCTACCGTTTGATACGGTTCTGACCAGTGAAGCTGGTGACATTGAGTTCCAGTTGACCTTCATTCACGTTGAGATGGACTCTGAAGGACAGACAATTCAGCGCGTGCGTAAGGCTGGGCCAGGCGTTGTACATATTATTCCTATCAGCAAGTGGTCTGATTTGATCCCCGATGAAGCACTGAGCACTCTGGATCAGCGTATTATCGCACTGGAGGCTCTGAACAAGGCGATGACCGACCGCTTCAACACTAGTCTGGCTAACAAGGCTGATAATATCACTTACGATGAAGAGCATCGTATTCAGCTTACCTCCGAGGGCAAACCCATTGGTAACGCTATTAAGATCACGACTGAAACTGTGGAAACTGAAGATGGTAGTATGCGTGTTGTCCCATTCTAACCATCGTTTAAAGCGAGGTGAAAAGAATGGCATACAAATACTCGAAGCTTGGTTACGGTAACGCAGAAGACGTAGAAGCCGCGATTGCGCTTGGGTTGATTGATGGCAAAGACCTTATTATCACAAAAGATACATCAGAATTCATATACGTCCGGGACGACTTATCTATTCAAAAGGTAGCGCCTCGGACGCTTTGTTTTGATAATATTCCGGCGGCAAATGAGGCAATCAACCAGAATGATGCGACTTATGCAGGTCAAACCGTAATGATACGAGGCAAAGACGACAAATATGAACCATGGGTCGTGCAGCAAAGCGCGGAGTCAGGTCGGTTTTTCGTCGAGCCTTTTCAAACTCAATCTACAAATTTCCAATGGACTGAATTCTAATAAGGAGGAAAAATATGGCACAAGTAAAATTTGCGTATGGTACGAAAGCACGGTACGACGCCCTTGCTCCAAAAGACATGGACACCCTGTATTTTACGACCGATACGCTGCAAATGTTTAAGGGTACAACTGAGTACACCAAGAGCACTAAGATGGTGTCTTCCCTGCCCGCAGCGGGTCAGGTTCAGGGCATTATTTATTTCCGCATGACAGACTATACCATGCATATTTGGAATGGCACAGAATTTGTGCAGCTGAATAAAACAACTGTTACTCAGATTCCGGCAGATGCCACCAATGACGATATTCCGACCACTAAGGCTGTCGCTGATTATGTTAATGCTAAGGTTGCAGCAGTGGAAGGTATTAAAGGTAAGTTCGTTACAGATGTTACTTATAATGCTGGTGTGTTGAGTGTTGCAAAGAACGGCGAGCCTGTTACTACTACACTGACTGGTGTTGTTCATGAGCCTACTTACGATGCAGAGACCCGCACCATTAAAATGCCCGTATTTGGCGGCGACACTCTGACGATTGCGTTGGGCAAGGACTTGGTTGTTACCAGCGGAACTTACAATACAAAAGATAAAAATATTGAGCTGACCATTACTAGTGGTGATGTAATTAAGATTCCTGTCGGCTCTCTGATTGACATTTATGTTGGTGTTGCAACTTCTACCGCAACTGTGACCGTTTCTAACGACAATAAAATCAGTGTTGCTGTGCGCGTGTCTGCAAAAGCTAACAACTCTATCACGATTGAAGAGGATGGTCTGTATGTGGCTGTGCCGGATGCTTACACTAAGGTAGAAACAGATGCAAAAATCAAGAAGGTGCAGGATCAGCTAGATGGACACTCTAAGGATGCCGTTGTGCATATTACCGCTGAAGAGCGCAAGGCTTGGAATGCAAAGGTATCTCAGGATGAACTGACTGCTGCAAAATCCGAAGTAATTTCTGCCGCTGCTGCTGATGCTACTAAAAAGGCGAATGCCGCTCGCGATACGGCTAAAACATATGCAGATGGTTTGAATACTGCTATGGATAATCGCGTTAAGAGTGTCGAGGGGGCTCTGACTTGGAAGGCTATTGATGATTCCGGCGCGAACGCTGAGACATAATAATCTACCGTGAATCCCTGCACTCTGTAATGGAGTGTGGGGCTATTTTTATCGAAAAGGAGTTTCATGATGTCAAAATTATCACTTTTAGAGATTGCACAATCTCAACTCGACAAGACTCCAGTGATCGACGGACAGCTTATTGTCTGCCTTGACACCGGAAACGCCTATCGAGACACTGCTACGGCTCACGTAAAAATCGGAAGCGATTTAGAGGTTGTGAGTGACTTACCATTGGCTCCTCTAGCCGAAAAAATCTATTATCTGAAGCCTGATAAGCTATATGCGTACTTGGGCGGCAACTGGACACTATTAAACGACAACAATTTCTCGCTGGGTGCAAATAAAAGTGCGCTTAACGGCAAAGCAAAAATTACGCTGGATGGTGCAAAACAAAGTTCTGTATCCATCAAGGGCACGGGTATCACCACCGTTATGACAGATGAGAATGGCGAGTTGGTTGTGAATACTGGCGATCCATCTATGTACATGGAGGCGCTGACTAATTCAGATATAGACAAGATACTTTCAACATAAAGGAGGAAACACATGGCTTGGTTAGATTATGACGGCCTGCTTTACTTCTGGCAAAAGATAAAGGCAAAGCTAAATGACAAGGTTGATAAAGTCGAAGGCAAGGGGCTGTCCTCCAACGATTTTACTGCCGCCGAAAAGAATAAGCTGGCTGGTATCGAGGCTGGCGCAAACAATTATTCTCACCCGACAAGTTCTGGTAATAAGCATATTCCGTCTGGTGGTTCTGCTGGTCAGATTCTGCGTTGGAGTAAAGATGGTGAAGCACAGTGGGGCGCTGATAATAACACAACTTATAGCGCATTTAAGGGTGCAACTAGTGCCGCAGCCGGTGGCTCAGGTCTTGTCCCCGCCCCTGCTGCTAATAATGCTGGTCAGTTTTTGAAGGGCGATGGTACATGGGCAACCCCATTAAATACAACCTATAACAACGCAACCTCTGGATCTGCTGGCTTGATGAGCGCCGGAGATAAAGCAAAGTTGGATGGTATTGCCGCAAATGCAAACAACTATTCACACCCGACTTCTGCTGGTAATAAACATATTCCGGTTGGCGGTCAGTCTGGTCAAATTCTAAGATGGAGTGGTGATGGTTCTGCTACTTGGGGACCCGACTATAATACCACCTATTCTGATTTTAAGGCTGCTACTGCTTCGGCTGCGGGTGGTTCTGGTCTGGTTCCCGCTCCGGCAGCTGGCAAGCAGGGTCAATATCTGCGTGGCGATGGTATTTGGGCTACTCCAACCAATACAACATACAATGACGCAACACAGAGCGTCCACGGCTTAATGAGTACCTCTGACAAGAAGAAACTGGATGGATTTGGTGCTGCAAGCACTTATGCCCTGAAGAGCGATATCACGGCAATGTATCGTTACAAGGGTTCCGTTGCTTCTACGGATAAGTTACCCACGAGCGGTCAGACTATTGGTGATGTGTATGACGTTGGCAATGGTATGAACTATGCATGGAATGGCTCTAAGTGGGATGCTTTGGGCGAAATTTTTACTATTACAAAGATCACAAATACTGAAATCGACAATGTTTTGGCAAGCTGATTTCAGTTCTTACTGAGACAGGAGGTCGATTATGGGATATTTAGATTATGCTGGCTTACAGTATCTGTGGGGTAAACTGAAAGAAAAGTTCGCTCCGAAGAGCCACAGCCACGATGACAGATACTATACCGAATCCGAAATGGATGGCAAGCTGAACAGCAAGGTGAACAATAACGAAGCGGGAGCAGATAGTTTGCTTTCTAAACTGACTACATCTTGGACAGCTACTCCTACCGACAATACTTATTTTATTCGACAGGATACGGGCGGCGGAAATGAGTTTGGTCGCGTGAAGTTTTCTACCTTGTGGAATTATATCAAGGGCAAGGCGGACGGGGTGTATCAGCCAAAGGGTAATTATGCTGCGAGTAATCATAGTCATACAAAGGATCAAGTAGGACTCGGAAATGTTGATAACACGGCTGATCGTGTAAAGAGTGTTGCTGTTGCAAACTTTGCAAAAGGAACTTATATCAATCAATACAAAACGGTTAACCTAACCGACCTTGACCAAAATACATGGTATCCTGTGACTGGCACAGGTGTTCCTTATAATGGTCTGAGGCATTTCAAATGTAATGTTCAGCTCAACAGTGGTTCTAAGCCTAGTTGGAGCACACACAGTTCTGGATTTACAGCGGTTGTTGACATCCTCGAAGAATCATCAGGTTGGGGAACAACTAGAATGTTAGGAGAAGTGTTGATTAACGACCAGTTTTTTATTGCAGATGAAAGCAAACCTCCAGTTGGATATCAGCAGATGAGTTATGGTTCTATTCCTGTTTGGTGGCTTCGTGGTGGTGGAACATATTTTCTTGCGGCAGACTATGACTGTACATGGACAATTCAAAAATCAAAATATGAAAACAGTGGTCAAAGTGTTACCCCAACAACTACATATCCTGGTGTAAATGTGAACCGAGCTACCATTACAGCTAATTTAAATGGCAATGCAAATACCGCCGAGTTCGCCACTGTTGGTGTTCGGGACTACAACAATGCAAACAACATCATAAAAATTGGTTGGTCAGGGGCAGATCTTGATGCAAATACACTTTCTTATGTTGCTGGTTACACTTCTGATATGAAGATTCACACCGCTTCAAAGGATGGTGTGCGTAGTTGGATTGGGTTGGGAAATTATCTACCTCTTGTCGGTGGCACGATGAGTGGTCAAATTACAAAATCCACTGGCGGGTCTTGGATTGGTGATAGGGAACGCGCTGCAATAAAAAGTAGCTATGCGGGTGATAGTTCTTATGGTGCCGTTGCTGCTATGGCGACAAAGAACGGTTACTGGACTATGGGTAACCTTGGCGGCAAAGAGAGTCTGATCTTCAATTATTCTACTGACGCGAACTATAATGCTGGCAATAACAGCACTGAACAAGTCTATCTCCCCGCTCAAGCCGGTACTATCATTACAAGTGCTACTATCGGCAGTCAGTCTGTTAATTACGCTAATAGGGCGGGCAATGCCACGAACGCTACAAATGCCACGAACGCAACGAATGCAACAAACGCTACAACAGCTACAAAGCTTTCCTCTAATGCTGGCTCTAATAATCAACCCGTCTACTTCTCTGGTGGTAAGCCCGTTGCAATTGGATACACAATCGCTAAGAGTGTCCCAGCGGATGCTAAGTTTACTGATACAAACACATGGCGCGGAATCCAGAATAATTTGACAAGTGATAGTACAGATCAGAGCCTTAGTGCCGCACAAGGTAAAGCTTTGAAAACATTAGTTGATGGTAAAGCACCTGCTTCACATAAGCATACAAAGTCCCAAATAACAGATTTCCCAACTTCTATGCCTGCAAGTGATGTATCTGCATGGGCTAAAGCAGCTACAAAACCAAGCTATACCAAGGCTGAGGTTGGACTGAGTAACGTGGACAACACTGCGGACAAAGATAAGAGCGTGAAGTATGCTACGAGTGCTGGATCGGCTACAACAGGATTGAATGGTGTATCGACATGTATTTTTGATTTAAGTAGCAACAACGGATCATGTGTGCGTTTTTATAATGGATTGCAGATTTGTTTTGGCAATTCAAGTAAAAGTAATGGAGTAGTTTTCAAACTACCATTTGCAAACGATAACTATGCAGTTGTGGTAGGCGGTTCTGATACACTAAAAAATGCATGGTATGTGGCAGGAGGTAGAACAACAACAGGATTTAATCCAAACCAAAGTGGTTTTGCTGTATTATTTCATTGGATTGCAATCGGAAATTGGAAATAACTGAGTTAAAAAGAAGGTGTGTTAATTGAAAGAAAAGAATATTATTGTTGGCTATTATGTGGCGAAACCGATTGTTACACAAGAAGAATGTGACGCTTATTCTACTATGGCGCAAATTGTAAGTACTCATAATAGTCAAGTTGCAGCTGGTGATAAGTATTGGGAAATAGACGATAAAGAAGATCGATATGAAGTGATTGAAGGAAAAAACGTTCCATCCGAAGATACTATGCTTGATGGCGCTAAGAAATTCAAAATTTCAGAGTCTAAAACAGTTCTCTCTGAACATCTTGCCTCTCACCCGCTTCAATGGACGGACGGCAAGTATTATAGTGTTACTAGTGAAAAACAGGCTCTGCTGACTTCTAATCTATCTCTATATCAGCTTGCTGTATCAAATGGACAGTCTTTTACTTTAAAATGGAATACCACTGGCGATGAATGCACCGTATGGAAGTATGATGACCTTGCCGCACTGGCTTTGGCGATTGGTACATATGTACAACCGTTTGTGTCTCATCAACAAGAATTAGAGCTCGACATTAAAGCTTGTACCACAATGGAAGAGCTGGATGCAGTCGAAATCAACTACGACCCTGTTCTGAAGCAATATCTGGAAACCGTTGGGTTGAAGGAGGTCACTGAATGAACAAAATCGTAAAGAAGTATAAAGAATTATCGAAATGTGCGCTTCTCTTTTTGATAGGAGGGGCGCTTTATTATTGCATCGAGATTTTATGGCGAGGTCACTCACACTGGACTATGGCTGTTGTGGGCGGTATCTGTTATGTGGTCATCGGCGGGTTGAATAATTATATTCCGTGGGAAATGCCCATGTGGGAACAGGGTCTTGTCGGTGCGTTATTTGTGACTGGTATGGAGCTTGTTGTCGGCATTCCACTGAACCTGATGCTGGGGTTACATATTTGGGACTACTCTTCCCTGCCCTTTAATCTGCTGGGTCAAATCTGTCTGCCATTTACTGTACTATGGTTTTTCCTTGCCTTGTTGTGCATTTATGTAGACGACTGGATGCGCTATATCATGTTTCACGAGGACAAGCCGCACTATCACTGGCGTAAGGTATGTAAGCCGAAGCAGTAAACAAACTAAAAGTATATATAAAAACAGAAAGAGCTCCGGGCTGTTACACCCAGAGCTCTCCCGCCACACCTATACAAAGATAGGACGTCACAAATTCGCTCGATGAATTTTTGACATACCTATTTTATCATAGTGTGAAATTTTTGTCAATACAGAATCGAGGTGATGAAATGATTGGTTTGTTAACTGCCGCACCAACTCATGCTCCGGGTGTTATCAGCTTTACAATAGAACAGCTTTGGCAAATGATTCTAAGTATTGCTGGTGGCATTACGGCTATTTCAGCTGCTGTTGTCGTTATTGTAAATGCAATCAAGAAGGCAAAAGAGCCAGACACGAAACAGAACCTGAAGTTGATTGAACACGACAAGCATTTGGAAGATATCGACCGCAAGCTCAAGAATGATAAAGAGGTTTTGGATTTATATCGCTCCAAGCTTTTGTCTATTGAAGAGCACCAGAAGGAACAGGACATCGTAGTTGAAGACCATGGACGAAAAATCGCTGGCGTGGAACAGCGTGTAAATAAGAGTGAACATGGTATCAATGTGATGATGAAAGCTCTGCTGGCTCTGCTTAGTCACGGTATTGATGGTAATGCTATCGACCCCATGAAGGAAGCTAAGGCTGCTCTTGAAAGTTACCTGATTGACGGACAAAATCTAAAAGACATTTAATACATAGCTCGGTACGTGTGTGCCGGGCTTTATTTTTTATTCAAAACAGGAGGTATTACTATGGCAAGTATTGTTAATGAGATCGTCTCTGTTATTGTGAAACTGGTTATCACTGTTGCTGGCACCGCATTTATGACCTATGGCATTCCCTACCTGAAACAGATCGGTATGTATAAGATCGTCCAGATGGCTGTGCGTGCCGCTGAGAAGTTGGGTGTTACCGGCGCAATCAAGAAAGCTGACAAGAAGAAGTATGTTATTGCTGCATTGGAGAAGATGAATATCAAGATTACTCCCACTATCGAGATGATGATTGAGGCCGCAGTCAAGGAGATGGATATCCAGAACGAGAAAATCAATGCAGAACTTAAGAAGGATTGAAGGTGTGGCTCTATGAGCATTATTACATATTCTATGAAGAAGGACTGGAACAAGAAGCTGTCCAAGAACTTCTGCGCCTATGAATTTGCTTGCAATGACCGGAGCGATGAGTTCAAGGTGGCAACTGAGCTGGTAGAGACTCTGCAGCAGATTCGTGACTACTTTGGAAAGCCGGTTCTAATCAGCTCTGCCTACCGTACTCCTGCATATAACATTTCAATCGGGGGCAGTTCTCGCAGTCAGCATTGTCTGGGCACAGCAGCGGATATTCACATCAATGGTGTTGACCCAATTCGTATTGCACTGTACGTGGCCTCCCTTCCCTACTTCCAGAAACATGGCGGCATTGGCTATTATAGTCGAGCACAGGTGACAGGCGGCTTTGTTCATGTTGATGTGCGTGAGACTTATAGCCGTTGGGTCAGTAAAAGTGGTACTGCATATCAGGTCGTGAGTAAAATCATGCCAACGATTCGTCAGGGCTCTAAGGACTGCACTGGCGGCGTGTCTTATGCTGTAACCGTGTTACAGCGGCATTTAGGCTTAAAGGTAGATGGCATCTTTGGCGCTGGTACAAAAGCTAAGTTGGTAGAATGGCAGAAAGCACATGGATTAGCTGCTGACGGCATCTGCGGAAAGGCAACATGGAGTTCGTTTTGATTTGATTGTTGACATCTAAATTTGTATAGGATATAGTGTATCTATCATGTATGGAGGTGCGCTATGTCTGTTGTTGTTCGTGGCTATCATATTGGGGAAGGTAGACCTAAAGTCATAATCCCAATCGTTGAAATGACTGAATCAAAAATTTTAGAACGCGCTTTTGAGTTTTCAAGGCTTCGTATTGACTGTGTAGAGTGGCGTGTTGATTGGTTTGAGCAATGCATGGATGCGCATTCTGTGGTGTCTTGTCTGCAAAAACTTCGTGTAGCACTAAGAGACAAGCTTCTGCTGGTGACCTTCC